CGGTCAAAAGCCCACAACCTGCATGAAAAAATGCTCACCAAGGAAATCGAAGGGCAGATCCTTCTTGAGCTGATCGACCACTTCGCCGCCGAGCACGTTTTGTCGTTTTCCTGGGGCGGTGCCGCGACCATGGTCGCGCTTTCCCAACAGCCGCGACGCATTGAAAAAGCGGTGATCAGCTCGTTCTCCCCGGAAATCAACTCGCATATGCTCGATTACCTCGAGCGCGGCGTGGATTACCTCGGCAACCGGGACGGGGACCGGGTCGGCAACCTGGTGAACAGCACCATCGGCAAACACCTGCCAACGTTATTCAAGCGCTTCAATTATCGGCACGTCAGTTCCCTGGCCGAGCATGAATACGGGCAGATGCACTTCCACATCAGCGACTTGCTGCACAGTGATCGCCAGTGCTTTTTCAAAGCCGCGCAGAAAATCAACGTGCCTGTGCTGTTTATGAACGGCGAATGGGACGAATACACCGCCGCCGATGGTGCCCGGCTGTTCGCCGGCCACGTGCAACACAGCACGTTCAGTACCATTCAGGCCACCGGCCACTTTCTCGACATGGAGCACAAAGCCGCCTGCCGAGACAGCCGTAACGCACTGATGGGCTTCCTGAAACCAGCGCAACTCGAAAGCCGACCGCGTTACCACAACGTCCAGGAACACCATGCATTGGCAAGCTGAAGTAGCGTCATCGCGAGCAAGCCCCGCCCTGCTGCGTTAAACGTATTCTGCAGGCGCGAGGCTTGCCCGCGATCGACCGTCATGCCATCCGGGCTTTTTTGTCACATCTGCGTTAAACCCGCTCCACGTAAAGAAAAACTTCAAATCCGCGGCCGTATCTGGTACAAAGTCACCGCTCTGAGCGGGTGTCGTATAATGGCATTACTCCAGCTTCCCAAGCTGATAACGAGGGTTCGATTCCCTTCACCCGCTCCACTAATTTCAAGGCCTCCAGCGGTGCATGAACGTGCCTGCAATCAGTTGGGGGCCGTTTTGGGGGCCGTTTCAGGCTTTCGACTGTTTGGATGTCCAGGCGACGCCTACTGACTTGTAATCAGTAGGTCCCGGGTTCGATTCCTATTGCCGGCACCATACAAAACAGGGCCTCGCAGCGATGCGGGGCCTTGCTATATCTAGCGCACGTACCAAACCCAATGATAAAGGTGCTATGCCCATGGATTGGTTGCAGTTTGTTTCGGCGCTAGTGTCCGCCCTCGCATGGCCAGCTGCAGTGGTAACGGTTGTTTGCCTACTCAAAGATCCGATCCTAGGGCTCATTCCCAAAATCCGTAGCTTCAAATACGGCGAGCTTCATGTCGATCTCACCGAAGAGTTGAAGGCAGTCCAGGAGAGCCTTCCGGGCAAGCCTCCAGAACCTCTTGGTGATAAAAAAGCCTCCCTTCCGACGCCTGTTGCCCTTCAACTTGCTGCAGTATCGCCGCGCGGCGCCATCTTGCATTCATGGCTTGAAGTAGAGGCGTCCGTAGACAAATTGGTTAACGAACTGGACTACGAGTTTCCGCCGAAAACCAGCCCCGTAGTAAAGATGCGAGATCTGCTCGATGCGCGCGCCATCGACCCTTTGATCTACAACACGTTTCTGCAGCTCTCCAAAGTTCGAAACGAAGCAGTGCACCTGTCGGATCGGGAGATGGAGTACCAGGACGCCGCAATGATGTGGGGTTCCTGCTCCTGGCTGATTGAGCAACTGAATGCAGCGTTACCTCCGAGCTCTGACGAAGCCTGACTGCGCCGCTCCCACTGTCAAGAATCGCTACCGCGCGTGCGTGCACATCGTTGAGCTCATTACAGTGTTGATGATGCTGTTTGCCCCAATAACAGTAGTTTTGGCCTTTTCATGTTGACCCACGGGAAAGAGGTTAGGAAGGTTAGTTTTTTGCCAACACCTCTGAAAACCTTGTACTGCGCGGCTTGGCGGTCGGTTCCCTAGGTTAGCTTTAGGGTTATGTGAGGTAATTTCCTAACCTTTATAACTGTTAAAAAATCAATAAATAAAATCCTTATAAATCAGTACCTTACGAATTACTAACCCTAGACCTAACCATAACTAACCCCCCAAAGTTAGGTCTCAAGCCCAGCAAACACGGGACTTGCAAAGCACCTCTCCCCCCATTTTCAAAAACTAACCCTTTTCCCGAGCCACCTCTCAGAATTGCCCCACCCTCGCAGGGATTCGCAGGCTTTTTCCGCCCCGCATTCACGCATACAGCCCCAGGCTGGGCCGGCCTGAACTGGGCGCAGGGGTGCAGAAAAAACGACACATTTAGCCCGCAGGCGTGGCGGGGGGACGACTGCGCGCGCCAAGGTGAAAGTGGTATGATCACTCGCCAGATTCGACGGCCGCTTCATCCATCATTTCGAGGACCTATGCGGCGGCCGTTTCGTTATGCATTTCGGCGGCCAATCCGGGTAGCAGTTCGTCGCGTTTACTTGCGATTACTTGTGTTAGCAACGGCGTTTTGATAGTTTCCTTACACAGGAAAACTTTCATTCCTCCTTTCGTTGGTAATCATGCCCAAGCTAATGGTTCGAAACCCCGAGATTCGTGAAGCTTTCGCTCATCTGATGCGAACAGCCGACAACGCACGTCTCTACGGTGGCTTGACTGAGGCCGAGCAGATTTCCGACATCAGTGCAGATGCGCAGTGCATCCTAGCGCCAGGTTATCGCCTCCTTCGTATTGACCATCGCTCGCGTCCGACCAGTGACGAATTCGAAATTGCTTTGGTCAATGATGTCGAGAAGTCTGTCGTCTATTACAACCGCGTAGTGATTTCGGCGATTGTCGACCTAAACTGCCGTCCTGCGACGCAAAACCTGGTATGGCGGTCCCCTAACGCGCAGCACTCAGCAGTATTGAGAGACGTAGCTCAAAAGGTTTTCTTTCACTACATACTTGAGCGCTATGACGTGATCTTGTCTGACAATCAGCAGACTCACGAAGGGAAGTTCTTCTGGCAGCGTCAAATGTCCAATGCATTAGCATTGAACCTGCACGTTTATTACTACCAGATGCTCACCGCCAGCTTAAAACCGATTGCAAATCAGGATGAGCTGAACGACCTTGAGGATCAGCTTTGGTCCGAGGATGACGGTCAGGAATACCACTTGGCCCTCATTTCGAAGGTAGCCCTGCCGGCAGAGTTGTTGGTCGGGATGGCTGAAGACTAAGCTGAGGACGCTCAGCACAAGCGAAATGCAGACGACCAAAAAAAGCCGCCATCAATTGGCGGCTTTTTTTATCTGCAAGAAAAGGAATGGCTACCAGTTGAAATAGATCAGCTCGTTGGCCTGCTTACCGCCCTGCCCCCCAACCATATGCCGGAATGGCACTTCCTTCAGGCGAAACCCCGAGAATACCTCCCGGATCTTGGGGTGGTCGTTGATTGAGATGACCATGTGGCCCTTGATCGATGCTGCCAGTTCAGCCATTACCTGGAACTGTTCGAAGTTGAAGCCACCAGGTGCGTACCCTGCTGTTTCCCAATAAGGCGGATCGAGATAGAAAAGGGTGTGCGGGCGATCGTACCGGCGGATGCATTCTTTCCAGTCCAGGTGCTCGATGGTGGTCCGAGCCAGCCGCAGGTGCGCCTCGCTGAGCTTCTCCTCGATACGCAACAGATTCAGCCTGGGCGGCGAAGTGGTCGCGGTACCGAAAGTGCGACCAGTGGGCTTGGCGCCAAAGCATTGCTGCTGCAGGTAGAAAAACCGCGCCGCCCGCTGAATATCAGTCAGCGTTTCGGGGATCTGCATGTTGGTCCACTCGAACATCTTACGGCTGACCAGCGACCAGCGAAATTGCCGGACCAGTTCCTCCAGGTGATGCGCCACCACCCGGTACAGGTTGACCACTTCACCATCGTAGTCGTTGATTACTTCCACATGACTCTGCTCTTTCATGAAGAACAATGCTGCGCCACCGCAGAACGGCTCGACATAGCATTCGTGCTCAGGGAACTCAGGGAGAATGTGTTTTGCCATGCGGCGCTTGCCGCCCATCCAGGGAAAAATAGGTTGCGACATAAGTGATCCTTGTCTCTGTCTATGGATTCGCTTAGGCTTCGCTCCCCCTGCGCAGAGGGGCGAGGCCTCGGTTGGATCACTCGGCTAGCTCGAGCGTTTCGACGTCGGGCTGGTGTTGACGCACAAGCCCGTCGCCTCGTTCACTGCGCAGGGGGTTTTACCCTTGCGCCGGTACCTCATACGGCCGGAAGCTCACCACCTCCTCTCCCAGCCAATCATTGATCTGCAGCAGCCTGGCTTGCTCCGGCTCCAGCTCGTTGACAGCCCAGACCTGAGCCGCATCGCGGATCGATCCAAACCCTCCAGCGTTTTGCGGAACCACCCCCATCAGCTGAGGCGGGATCCGCAGCATGGCGAGCTGATCATCACGACTGATGTTCTTGATCGCCCCGAAGTCGTCCTTTGCCGCGACCTCGCTGATAGGGATCAATTGCAGGCCGTCTTTCTTGCCACCAGGTGCGTACATAAACAGGTTGCGGAAGTTGCCCGGGCCTTTGCTGTTCTTCATCGCCGATCTCAAATCGTTGACGAAGTCCTCGTTCTGGGCAGCGTCCGTCATGTACATGATGAAACCCGCATGACTGCCGTTCTGGTAATACTTGCGGCGGAACAGCGTGGCGCTTTCATTGAGCAATGCGCTCTGCAGAGCCGGCAGCCACTCGGGCAGCCCGTAGATTTCCTGGTTGATGTCTGCCACCCGCAGGTGACACACACTCCCGGGCTTGAATTCGTGCTCGTCCTGCCAGCCCTTCACCTGGTAGTAGGTGTCCAGGTCGACGCCTCGGCGCATGTATTTGGCTAAGCAGGGCTTCAGGCCCATGGCCTGCCGGAGCATGTTGTCGCGCTTCTCCAGATAGAGATTTCCCGACCATCCCCAATCCATGACGATTTGCTCGAACGCCTGCCGGCTCAGCAGTCGGTGCGGAATGAACGTGCGAGCCAATGCGTTACGCTTGAAGATCAGGCCCGACTGCAGGTAAACACTCGCTTTCGAGGACTTCGCCAAGCCATCTAGCGGGACCGGTGGTTCGTACCAACGGCCGTTGGACCAGCACTCCAGGTAGTCAAGAATCTCCCTGCCATCGAGCACCGGTACCGGATCGCCGAAGGTGAATGCCATCGACTGGCCGCCCCCGGCTTTGACCAGGAGTTCACCTTCGGTTGGTTGCGACGTGGTCGGCTGTTCCTGGGGGCTGCTCATCAGAAAATCTCCATGAAGCCGGTGTTGGCCACGGTCTGGCCCTCCAGCGGCTCGTTGTGCAATGCGTGAAAGAGCGCCCACGCCAGATCGGCGTGGCCGGTGTTGTCAGTACGTCCGGCGGTGTAGGTGAACTGGCGCCCGCCTGCGGTGACCGTCTTGCGGATGGCCATCAGCGACTGGGCCAGGTCTGTCCAGCCGGCATCAAACTCCAGCCGCCCCTTGCTGATCACGTCCCAAGCCTTCATCACCAGACGGGTCTTGACCTCGGGGCTGTAGGAGAACGTCCGCAACGCGGGGAAGAATTGGCGCACCAGCTGCGCCACGGCGCTGCCGAGGCCGGTGGTGTCGATACCGATGTAGGTGACCCAATAGCGGCGTGTGACTTGGCGAATCGTCTCGGCCTGAGCGGCGAAGTCCATCCCACGGAACTGGTGTCGCTCCAGCACACGGAACTTGCCACCTGGAACCGATGGCGGCGCAACCACGATCAGGCCGGCGGTGTCGCCCGACTCTGCCGGGTCATACCCAACCCAGACCTGCCGGTCAGCAAAGGGCCTGGCAGCAAAGGGCTGGTAGTCCGTCCAGATCGACCAACTGTCCACCATGCACGGCTGCAGCATGTTCAGGGGGAAGATGCTCGCGCCGTCGTCGACGAACTGGCACATCAGCAGATTCTGGAACGCCGCCGCGTCGTACTCGAGCCGCAGCTCGTCGATATCGAACAGGTCGCAGCCCCTTTCCTCCGCGTCCATGATGGTGACGATCTGACGCCAGATCCGGTCGTCACAGAGCTTGCCCTGCTGCAGAGCGTCGTGGCTGACATCCAGTTTCAATTGCTGGGCGGTCGGCTTGCCCTTGTTGAAGCGCTCCCCGGTCCAGAAGGTGTATGCCTCATGCGCCATCGAACTTGGCGTCGAGAAGTACGTCCGACGGTATTGCTTCTGCATCGCCATGCCGGAGGCGACCTTGTTCAACTCATTGAACTTGAAGGTCCAGAAGAATTCGTCGAAGTAGAAGTTGCCGTGATAGCCCTGGGCCGTCCGGGCATTGGTACCGAGGAAATGCAGCTCGGCGCCGTTCGGCAGAATGATCGGGTCACCGGTGAGATCAACCTCCACCACCTCACGGGCGAAGGATTGGATGTAGGCCTTGAAAATGTGGGCCTGCGCCTTGCTGGCGGACAGGAATATCTGGTTGCGCCCGGTGGTCAGCGCATCGATCAACGCCTCCCGGGCGAAGTAGTAGGTCGCGCCGATCTGACGGCTTTTCAGAATGGCCCGGGTGCGCTGGTTGCCCGCGCGGTACCAGTCCTTCTGGTAATCGAAGCAGCCATCAAGAAACGCCTCGATCAACTTCTCGACCGCTTCCTCTGGGATGTCGTTGCGTTTGGGCTTACGCTTCTCCCCGGCGTTTCGCTTGGCCAACTCAGGGTTGAGGTCTGTCTCGGTACCGCCGTCCTGGTAGCGCTGAATTCTGGATTGCCGCTCCAATTGCCGGTGGAGCAGGTCGATTTCCTTGTAATCCGAACCGGACTTGGGATCCTTGAGGATCAGTTGCACCAGGCGGGCCTCAGTGGCTGCCTGGATACGCTCGAGCGGTGTAGCCCGGTCCCATTCGTCGCGAGCTTTCCAACTGTGAAGGGTCTTTTCCTTCTCGCCGATCAGCTCGGCAATCTCGCACACACGGTATCCCTGCCAATACAGGTGCTTGGCATGCCGGCGGTGATCAGTGGGTAGTTCGACGATAGCGTTCATGGCGCAGATGCTGCCGTTCGCGCGCGTGCGGCCCTAACACCGCGCCCTGTAAGCCGCCCCGCTACAACTCCCCCACGTTGCCGCGCCATCGCGCGATGCCGACCATGCCCTCATCGCCAGGCACAACGCCACCGCAATGAGGACTCCCAGCATGGCCGGCAAGACCGAAACCCCAGCCAAGAAATACCGTTCCAAATGGACCCGTATCGCCGTTGAAGGCGCCACCACTGACGGACGCAACATTGAGCGCAGCTGGATCGAGGACATGGCCAGCACCTACAGCCAAAACACCTACGGTGCGCGGATCAACTGCGAGCACATCAAGGGTTACTGGCCAGGTGGTGAGTTCGGCGCCTACGGTGACGTTCTGGCGCTCAAGGCCGAAGAGGTCGAGATTGCCGGCGTTAAGAAGCTGGCCCTGTTCGGCCAACTCGAACCCAACGCCGCGCTGCTCGCCCTGAACAAGGCAGGCCAGAAGGTTTACACCTCGATCGAGGTTCAACCGAAATTCGCCGACAGCGGCAAAGCTTACCTGGTCGGCCTCGCCATCACCGACACCCCCGCGAGCCTGGGCACCGAGGCGCTGTCTTTCAGCGCTCAACACGGCACCTTGACCAACCGCAAAAAGGACAAGGACAACCTGTTCACAGCGGCGGAAGAAACCGCCCTGGAATTCGAAGAGTTCGCCGACACCCCCGGCATGTTCGCCTCTCTGAAAGAGAAGGTTGGCGAGCTCCTCGGCATGAGCAAGGACAAAGAAGGCAAGGATGCCGCCAACTTCGCCGCGTTGGGCGAGTTGATCGAAAGCCTGGCCACCCATGGCAGCGAACAGGCCGACGCCTTTGCTGCTGAACAGAAAGCCCGCCAAGAATTGCAAACCAAGTTCGAGAAACTCGAAAACTCGTTCGCCGACTTGGTCAAGCGCCTGGGTGAAACCGAAGACCACAGCCAAAAGCAACGACCGACCACAACTGGCGGCGATGGTGTCGTGCTGTCCTCTTTCTAAACCGCCCGACCAATCACCGGAGAACCACCAATGCGTAACGACACTCGCCTCGTATACAACGGAATGCTGGCTCACGTCGCCAAACTCAACGGCGTGCCCAACGCTGCGGAGAGTTTCAGCGTCACCCCTTCCGTCCAGCAAAAGCTTGAGACGGCAATTCAGGAGTCCAACGACCTCCTCAAAAAAATCAACATCATCGGCGTCAACGACCAGGAAGGCGATGCCATTGCCTTGGGCGTGAACGGTCCGACCGCCAGCCGCACCAACACCGCTGGCGGTAACCGCCGCAACCCAGCGAACGTGGCTGACCTGAAAAAAGACAGCTACAGCTGCAAAAAGACGGACTTCGACACATCCTTCCCCTATCAGCTGCTGGACGCCTGGGCCAAGTTCCCCGACTTCCAAGTGCGCCTGGCCAACTCCATCGCTCAGCGTCAGGGCCTCGACCGCATCATGATTGGCTTCAACGGTACCAGCGCCGCAGCTGCCACCGACCGCGCCACCAATCCGATGCTGCAGGACGTCAACATCGGATGGTTGCAGAAAATCCGCGTTGGAGCTCCGGAGCGTGTGCTCGATGAGGGCGCCACCCCGGGCAAGGTCACTGTGGGCGCCACCGGCGACTACAAGACCCTCGACGGTCTGGTCTTCGATGCCGTCCAGATGCTGGATCCATGGCACCGCAAGCGCACTGACCTGGTGGTCATCGTCGACCGCGCTCTGCTGCATGACAAACAGTTGGCCGCTGTCGAGAAAGGCGCAGCCTCCAACCAGGAAGAGAACGCCGCCGACGAGGTCATCACCAAAGGTCGCCTGGGCGGCCTGAAGATCGAAGATGCCCCGTTCTTCATCGAGGGCGGCGTGCTGGTCACCACCCTGGCCAACCTGTCCATCTACTGGCAGGAAAGCGCCCGCCGTCGCCACCTGAAGGACGAGCCGGAGTACGACCGCATCGCCGACTATCAGTCCTCCAACGACGCCTATGTCATTGAAGACCTCGGCCTCGTCGCCTTGGTCGAAAACATCGAGCGGGTGTAAACCATGGCCCTGACCCTTGCCCAACGCAACCAGTTGCAAAAGCGCGCAGCCCGGGAGGCGGCAGCCGCCGCCCCTGCCGCCATGATGGATGGTGCCACCGGTTACGAGGTGATGCTGGCCAAACTGCAGCAGGACCAATTCCGCCTGAAACAGGTGCAATCCCAGGAGGGCAAGGCAAAGCTCAAGACCGAGATGCTGCCCGATTACGTGCCCTACGTTGATGGCGTGCTCTCGGCTGGTCAGGGCGCCCAGGACGACGTGATCACCACCATCATGGTCTGGCGTTTCGATGCCAGCGACTTTGCTGGCGGATTGCAGGTCGCTGAGTACGTACTGAAACACGGTCTGATGATGCCGGACCGTTTCAACCGCACCACCGGCTGCCTGGTCGCCGAAGAAGTGGCCACGGCCGCACTCAAGGCTCAAAAAGCCGGCGGCACCTTCTCGCTGGAGATCCTCACCAATACCGCTGTGCTGACCGAAGAGCAGGACATGCCGGACGAAGCCCGCGCCAAGCTGGTCCTGGCCCTCGGCCGTGCCACCTTGGAAGGCATCGACGACGTGAAACCTGGGCAACCGGGTCAACTGCAAGCCGGCATCGACCTACTCAAACGAGCCATCGAGCTGCACAGCAGCTGTGGTGGCAAGAAAGACCTGGAGCGCGCGGAGCGCCTCCTCAAGAAACACGCTGGCCCAGCCAGTTAACCGAGCGTCCCACGCACCCGGCGGCTCGGGGCGGATCAGCGGGTTTTTCTCCTTTCCTTGCTGTGAAGTCCCGACCACCGCCGACCTATTCGAGCGACAAGCATGAGCGGATTCATCGCCGGCGGCATTCCAACGACCGCCTTCCCGATCGGCAACAGCACCTTCTGGCCAGAGATTGACGGCCAGCATTTGCGCGCCGCCATGCGTATCACTGATGCCGTCACTGACGATCGCCTGGAGGTCGCGACGGTCAACGCCATGATCGAGGCAAACCGGGAGCTTGCAGGCTACCGGACTGCCCAGCAGGCCATGGGCTTTGCCACTTTGACCGACGTGCCTGCCGAGCAAATCAAAGGCGAAAGCCAGCTGCTGCACCTCTACCGCCGCGTCATTTATTGCAGTGCGCTGGCCGAGCTGGTGGAGCGATACAGCAGTTTTGATGCCACCAATAGCGGCGAGAAAAAGGTCACCGAGGAAGAAAGCAGCGCCGACCAACTGCGTCGCGATTCGCGCAAGGCACTGCGTAGCCTCCTTGGTATCAGCCACACCACCGTGGAGCTGCTGTGATGCCCGCCGTGATCGCCAATCAAGGCGAAACGGTCGATGCAATTTGCTGGCGCCACTACGGCCGTACGGCAGGCGTCACCGAGGCCGTGCTTGATGCCAATCCCGGGCTGGCCGACCTCGGCGCGACCCTGCCGCACGGCACCCTAGTGCAGTTACCCGAGGTGGCCCCCCAAGCAGAACAACGACAGATGGTGAATCTATGGGACTGACTCTACGCATCCCCTCCCAGGGCATTCACCAGCTTCCTACCCTCAACCCTGGACAGCGGAATGAAGCGCATGCCTGACAAACCGGAAACTTGGGCCTGGCTCGCTACTTGGCTCGAACAAAACTGGCCCGCCCTCTACGCCGGCGGCTTGGCCTTCGTCATCGCAGCGCTGCGGATCATGTATGGCGGTGGCACCCTACGCCGCGTTGCGCTGGAGGCTCCGCTGTGCGGCGCCCTCGCTTTGGCTGGCAGCCATGGCCTGTCTCTGCTGGGAATTCCTGCCACGACCAGCCCGTTCTTCGGCGGTGTCATTGGGCTGCTCGGCGTTGAAGGCACCCGGGCGCTGGCCAATCAATTCTTCAAGCGCAAGGTGGACCAAGTATGACGACCCTTCGCCATGGCGATCGCAGCCAGGATGTTCGCGTGTTGCAGCAGCGCCTCAATTTGGCCGGCGCCTCCCTATTTGTGGATGGCTTGTTTGGTGATGCCACCGAGAACGCGGTGCGCGCCTATCAATCCAAGATGGGGTTGGTCGCTGACGGTATCGCCGGCTCCAAAACCCTCGCCTCGCTGACCGGTACTGACTGCTCCGCGCTTCTGCGCCATACCACGCTGACGGCGGGGGCTGCGCGCCTTGGCGTCGAACTGGCGGCCATCCTCGCCGTGAACGAAGTGGAGAGCCTGGGCGCGGGTTTCCTCGACAACGGCAAGCCCAAGATTCTCTACGAGCGGCACATCATGTACCGCCAGCTCGCCCGCCCGCGTACCCCGGAAGATGATGCGGCGGCACTGCAGACCCACGCCGATGATTTGGCCACCACTCAACCCAACCTGGTCAACCCGCGTGCCGGGGGATATGCCGGCGGTACTGCCGAACATCAACGACTGGCCCACGCCCGACTCATCGATGATGCCTGCGCTTTGGAGTCAGCCAGTTGGGGCGCCTTCCAAATCATGGGCTATCACGCCGTACGCCTGGGCTACGCCAGCGTGCAGGACTTTGCGGCCCGCATGGCCAAGGACGAAAACGAGCAGTTCGAAGCCTTCGTGCGCTTCCTCGAGGCCGATCCGGCACTGCTGAAGGCGCTCAAGGCAAAGAAATGGGCTGTGTTTGCCAAGGGTTACAACGGCCCCGATTACCAACGCAATCTGTACGACATCAAGCTGGAGCGCGCCTATAAACGGCACGCCGCCGGCTGTCCTGTGCCGGAGGCCGCATGATCGATATCGACGCTGTGAAACGCTTGAACGTACAGGACGGCGATCTGCTGGTGGTGCCACCGGACAGCGATCAGCACGACATGCAACTGCTGATCAATGCGCTTTACGTCCTAATGCCAGCCCGCAAAGTCATCATCATTCGCGGCCAAGTGCAGCAGCTGGATGTCGGGGACATGAACAAGCTCGGCTGGTACCGCGCATGAGCACGCTGCGCCAGGTGCTGTATGGCCTCGCCTTGCTCGGCATCCTAGCGTTGGTAACTTGGGGCCAGGAGCAGCGCATAGCGATCGCCGACAAGAACACCGAACTGGCTGAAAAAGACCTCAAGGCTGCCCGCGACGAAGCTGGTCGCAATCTGGCTACCGCGAACAGTCTGCGCGACACGCTACAACGGGAGCGCGATACGCAGGCCAGTCTGCGTGCTCAGCAGGATCAACTGCGCCAAGGACTGGCTAACCGTGAACGAACGATCGAGGCATTGAAACGTGAAAACTCAGAACTTCGGATTTGGGCTGACCAGCCTCTGCCTGATGCTGCTCGCCGGTTGCGCGAGCGCCCCGCCCTCACCGGCGCCGACGCTTATCGTCAGTGGCTGTCCGGCCGTAGTGCCGTGCCGCCTGCCGGCGACGGGACCGGAGAGTAACGGAGCACTACTCACCGACCAGGAACGCACGGAGGCCGCTTGGGCAGACTGTGCCGCTCAGGTCGACATGGTTTACCAACACCAGGTGCAACATGAACAAGCCCGATAGTCTGCGCTCGCATTTACTGGCCTCCGTTCCGGACCTCAAGCACAACCCCGACCGCCTGTTGATCTTTATCGACAACGGCAAGATCCGCTGCACCGGGGCTGCCGGCCTGTCCTTCGAGTATGCCTACGACCTGCAGATCATCCTGACCGACTTCGCCGGCCATCCCGACAGCGTGATGCTGCCGCTGTTGGGCTGGATGCGCGTGAACCAGTCGGAGCTGCTGGTCAACCTGGACAAGTCCGCCGACGGCATCAAGTTCGAAGCCGATGTCATCGACCACAGCAAGGTCGACATGAGCCTGTCCTTGCCATTGACCGAGCGCGTCATCGTGAAGAAACAGGACGATGGCACCTTCACCGTCAAACATGCTGCCGAACCGCAGTACACGCCCTACGAGCAGATTGACGGCCCGATCCAGGTGTTTGCCGACGGCGTTCTGCTCGCCGAATGGCCGGCACCGCTACCGACCGATGCCGTGGCGTTGGCCAGCCCGCATCCGCAGCGCCCCGCCAATGAGTGACCTCCAAGCCCTGGAGGACTGGGCCGGCCTGCTGCTGCACCGTATTGAGCCGGCCGCTCGCACGTCCTTGGCCCGCTCAATCGGGCAGCAACTGCGCCGCAGCCAGCAGCAACGCGTCACGGCACAACGCAACCCGGACGGCAGCCAGTACGTCCCGCGAAAGCAGCGCGACCTGCGCGGCAAACAAGGCCGCATCCAGCGCAAGCTGAAGATGTTCCGCAAGCTGCGCACCGCGAGTTACCTGAAAGCCCGGGGCGACAGCAACCTGGTCAGCGTCGGTTTCACCGGGCGGATTGCGCGAATTGCACGGGTACACCAATACGGATTGAAAGACCGCGCGGAGCGTGGTGCACCAAACATCCGATACGACCAGCGTGAGATTTTGGGTTTCATCGAAGCAGACCTCGACCTCATCCGTAACTCATTACTTGAACACCTAACCAAATAATTTGGTTGTTTGACTACGCTGTCATAGCGGTGGCACTGTCTACCCATACGTTTTTTTTCAGAGCTTTTTTCCAAAAAAAGTCAAATCAAACAAGGAGGTGGTGCATGGCAAGCACGATGCGGGTTGACATTTGTTACAGACCCTTGCGAATTGGTTGGGCAGTACGCGCAGGAGATATCGAAGCGATTCGGAAAGCCATGAGGTTCTCACACGCTCTTTGGGGAGGTAGATTCAATCCAATCATAATTATTGATAACGAAGAAGAGGCGCACCAATTAGTTGAGCGCTTCCGACTTGATTTAATTTGGCCTATTGGCGACGACCAAGAAACAAAAAAATTCCAGAAAAAGTTCCCATACCTCATTACACCATTCTACGGCAATTCCATATTTTCAAAAGACGACAAGTTTAAACATCATTACGCAAATGTATTGGACATTGCTAATGCAATGTCGCACTGGCATTCAACCCCTGATTGGAAACGCATCAAAGAAGCCGGAATTCGTAGATACCATTGGGAACCAGACGACCCTCTCTCAGATATTTTTCTTTCGCAACTTGGTATGTACCCAGATCCGGAAGAGACCGGCACAGACTATTTTGAATTATTTTCTCAAGTCGCCGAACCAACAGACTTCCATATATCAGCAGGCACTCCTATCAGCGCCGAAGTCATCCGACATGAAAGCTTATCGATATTCGGTGACCTTGGGCTGGACCGCCACAGCTCCATCCGCTCCGGATGGGACTCACCTGGCTTTTATGTTGGTCGCGCGGACGATGCTGCCGATCTGGTTTGTCATTGGAACCTACGTGCCTGCGATATTCCATTATGGTTCGTAGACTCATCTCATCTTGATCGGTTCGCAGATATAATTCCCGAGCTAGGAAAAACTTTCCAAAGTATGATTGAACATCGTCATCAAGACTGGGAACGGTGTGTGGGAGTTTGGACTAGAGGCGACATGGATGCAGCCGCGAATATATTCAGTGATCTTAATATTATCAACTATTCAACTCAGGAAAACTTTTGGAAGAACAACTTAGGCTCACCACCAATGATGTACTTCGGAGAGTCGTCTACATTAGGAGTTATGGACGACTCAAACAACACCCCCCGCGTTAACTTTTCTTTAACCAACAAGCCATTTGATAGCAATTTTTACCATCAACATCTAGTCGCCTCCCTTTCTTTCATTGGGCTTTATGGTGAAGAGCAATACACCTTTGGAACGCCATACATACCCGAACTCAATGAATTCTACGCTCGAAACATGCACTTTCAATACAACAAACTCAGAGTTGAACCTGAAAGAATCGGCCTCATAATAAACACAATAGAACATGATAGTTTTTTAAACTCACTCCAAACAAGTGAATTAATTAGCCAAATTTTTTCCATGTCCGGCTTCGAAAGCAAACTAAGTAATAGCGGAAGAATAGTGCGACAACTTATAACTCAGCTAGGAGGCTTGCAGGGAGCTCGCGCTTTTAAAATACCGGGAGTGCGAGAACTGATAAAAAAGTTCGGCCCCAGAACATCATTTTCTAAGCGCACTGCATACGACACCATAAAGGATAAAAAACAGGGAGCCCCAGCGTCATTCTCTGCACATACGGGCTTATACTTAACTCCTCGCGCTGCAGGAACAAGCCTTACACCACCAGAAGTGTTCAGTCACTTGGTTGATAAAGGACTATTTCGCATTGGAGTCGATTTAGACTGCGCAAAATGTGGAATGTCGAGTTGGATTGCTCTGGATACCCTAAAGCAGCAAGCTATATGTGAACTATGCGGCCACTCCTACAATGCCACTAAACAAATACTGAACAGTGAATGGGCGTTTCGTCGATCTGGGCTATTGGGGGCGGAAAAAAACATTCAGGGCGCTGTCCCAGTTTCGCTGACACTGCAGCAACTTAGTACAACTTTTGACCATGTTTTATCCCAGAACGTGTACTCCCCTTCCTTAGACTTAACACCTGTGGCTGGCAATAATCTGGCAAAATGCGAAGTGGACTTCGTCTGGCTACTTAGCGGACAAGATCTCCAGCCTTCAGATCTGATTATTGCCGAGTGCAAAGATCAAGGCCCTATCAACCCAGACGATTTTCAGCGCGATGTAGAAAATATGCGTCGAGTTGCGGACGCTTTTCCACAACACCGCTTTAACGCATATATATTATTTGTAAAATTGGCGCCATTTACGGCTGATGAGATCGCGATGGTCCGCACCCTGAACGGCCCCTACCAAAATCGTGTAATTCTCCTTACCGCACGCGAACTTGAGCCATATCACATCTTTGAACGTCTAAACGAAAAGCTCGCAAGAAAACAATATGCCGGTTGGCCAAAAAATTTGGCCGAGATGACTCAGCAAGTGTTTTTCGAAGCTGAACAAGAGTAGGCACGACAACCAGGCATTAGATGACCAAACGACCCGCAGGTGTTGGAGCATTGAAGAAGTGAACATGTAAATCACTAACCTACAAGATCTGAGGGCTGCATGGCTTAACCAGTGACGCCACCATCGGCGGTATGACCAATATTGCCGCCCTCTCTCGCCTGCTGGAAAACCTCATCCGCTTCGGCACCGTTGCCGAAGTCCAGATGCAGCCACCGCGTGTGCGCGTAAAAACCGGCGATCTGCTCACCGCCTGGCTGCCATGGATTGCCCTGCGTGCCGGCCTGGACCAGGACTGGGACCCACCCACCGAAAACGAGCAGGTTATTCTGTTCAGCCCCTCCGGACAGCTCGCCAATGGCGTGGCCCTGACTGGCGTTTTCAGTGACGAGCATGCGGCCAATGGTGACCGTGCCGGCCTGCACCGCCGCACCTACCGCGACGGCGCCGTCATCGAATACGACAGCGTGGCCCATCACCTGCGTGCAGTCCTGCCCGAGGCCGGTACCACTGAGCTGATCAGCCAGGGTGGCATTCACATCGTCGGCCCGATCACCCATGAGGGCGACTACACCCAGACCGGCAATCAGCACGTCACCGGAATGGTCACCGTCTCGGAAGATGTCATCGCGGCCGGCATCAGCCTGGTCGAACACCTGCACGGCGGGGTACTGACTGGCGGCGGCAAAACGGGGCAACCGGAATGAACAGAGACACCGGTACCGCCATCGATGAGCTGGGCCACATCATCCAGTCCGTCACCGACATCCTCGAAACCCGTATTGGCACCCGAATCATGCGCCGGGAGTACGGGTCTCTGATTCCCGAACTGGTCGACCAACCCTTCAACGACACCACACGCCTGCGCCTGTACGCCGCCACCGCCATAGCGCTGATGCGTTGGGAGCCGCGTCTGACATTGAGTCGCGTGCACTTCAGCGGCGTCACCCTACAAGGCAACGTCGTGCTCGACCTGGAAGCGGCGCTGGTCGACAGCAATGAGTCTTTCAACTTGCAGGTGCCGCTGCACTTAGGAGCCATGGCATGACCACCCTGTCCAGTCCCATCGACCTTTCAAGGCTGCCAGCGCCGAACGTCATCGAGAGCATCGACTTCGAGCAGATCCTTGCCGAGCGCAAGGCCTTCCTGGTCAGCCTCTGGCCCGTGGAGGAGCAGGCGGAGATTGCCGCCCGCCTGGAGCTGGAATCTGACCCCATGAATAAAATCGCCCAGGAAAGCGCCTATCGCGAAGTGATCCTGCGCCAACGCATCAACGACAGTTGCCACGCGGTGTTGCTGGCTTTTGCCACCAACGCGGATCTGGACCACCTGGGCGCCTTGTTTGAAGTGGAGCGTCTGGTCATCGATCCCGGAAACCCCAGCGCCATCCCGCCTGTGCCCAGAGTGATGGAGGATGACAACCGGTTTCGCCAGCGCATCCAATTGGCCTTGGAGGGTGTCAGTACCGCCGGGCCAATCGGTAGCTACATCTTTCACGCCTTGTCCGCCTCGCCGTTGGTCAAGGACGTTGCAGTTTCCAGCCCAGCCCCCGGCCTTGTGCGGGTGACCATCCTGAGCACCGTAGGCAACGGCACTCCGTCCCCGGAGCTGTTGGCTCTCGTGGCGGCAGCACTTAACCATGAGGACGTTCGCCCGCTCTGCGACACCGTAGAGGTGGTGGCCGCGCAAATCACGGCGTACACCGTTTCCGCCACCCTGACGTTCTACTCCGGCCCGGACCTGGCGCTGGTACGCACCGCCGCCGAGGAGTCTGTCAGGAGATACGTGGACGAGCACCACCGCTTGGGTCACGACATTACGCTGTCCGGCTTGTTCGCCGCGCTGCACCAACCCGGGGTGCAAAACGTCACCCTGAATGCGCCGGCTACCACATTGGTGGTCGCAGACAGTCATGCCGCCTTCTGCACGTCGGTGGTCGTCAACGCAGGGGGCAGCGATGTCTGACTTGCTGCCTCGCAACTCCACCGCCCTGGAGCACAAGCTCGTGGCTGCCCAGCAGCACCTGAGCGAACTGCCGCTGGCCACAAGACACATACGCAATCCAAGTACCTGCCCGGTACCACTGCTCCCTTTCCTCGCCTGGGAGCTTTCAGTGGATGACTGGAACTCGGATTGGAGCGAGAGCGTGAAACGCCGCGTACTCGCCGAAAGCGTAAGCGTGCACCGCCGAAAAGGTACGCGCGGTGCGGTTCGCCGCGCTCTCGAGCCACTGTTTGGTGACGTTGGCTTCACCCTGGTGGAGGGCGCATCAGGTGGCCTTCACAACGGCACAAGCCATTACAACGGCGCCAACTTCTACGGCCAGACAGAGCACTGGGCGAAATACAAGGTGTACATCAACCGCCCCATTACTCAGCAAATGGCCGCCGACGTTCGTCGCATCTTGGCCTCCGTGGCACCAGCGCGCTGTCACCTGATTGAACTGAATTTTGAACAGGCCCTGAACGCCTACAACGGGGCCATCCGCTATGACAACACCTTCACTCACGGGGTCTCCTGATGACGACATTGACCGAAACCGGCAGCTGGGAACCCGGCATTTACCAAATCGAACTGACCGACCCGGTCATCGGTGGGCCGGACGGTATTTCCAACCGTCAGGCCAAGCAACTGGCGAATCGGACCAGCTATCTGAAGCAGCACGTTGATGACTTGGAGTCCGGTACTAAAGCGGCGGGTAAAGCCAGCGCGCTGGCCACTGCGCGCACCATTGCCATCACTGGCGATGGCTCCTGGTCAGTTTCATTCATTGGCAGCGCTAACGTCTCTGGCACACTCACGCTGGCGAACAGCGGTGTGGTTGCGGGTAGCTATGGCAAAGTGACGGTTAATGCCAAGGGCCTGGTGACGTCCGGTGGCAATCTTGCCGCTGCGGATATTCCCGCGCTGGACTGGTCGAAGATCGGCTCGGGCAAACCGACGACGTTGGGTGGTTATGGCATCACCGATGCGCAACCGCTGGACGCTGATCTGACGGCGCTGGCCGCTCTGGTTACCACCGGACTCTACGCCAACACCGGGCCGGGCACAGCGGCCGCACGTAGCATTGCGACTGGGGCGGGCCTCAGCGTCAGCAATGGCGATGGTGTCGCAGGCAATCCGACGTTGACCAATACCGGCGTGCTTTCGGCCATCGGCACCGCCAACCAGGTCATCGTTTCAGGTGCCGCCGGTAACGTGGTGTTTTCGCTGCCACAATCGATCCACAGTGGCGCGACCCCCTCGTGGGCGCAGATCAATCTGGCAGCCGACCCGACCAGTGCCCTCCAGGCGGCCACCAAACAATACGTCGACAACCTGATCAGCGGTCTCGACGTTAAATCATCGGTACTGGTGGCAACGACAGCGAACATCACGCTGTCCGGCACTCAGACCATCGACGGGATCGCGGTTACCGCCGGCGCACGCGTTCTGGTCAAGAATCAGACCACGGCCAGTCAGAACGGCCTCTACCTGTGTGCGGCCGGCGCCTGGACCCGTACCACCGATGCTGACACCTGGAACGAACTCGTGTCCGCGTTCGTCTTCATCGAAAAGGGTACACAAAACGCGGATACCGGCTGGGTTTGCACCGTCGATCCAGGCGGCACGCTGGGCACCACCTCCATCACCGTGTCGCAATTCGCCGGAGCAGGCACCGTCACTGCGGGTGCCGGTATCGACGTGTTGGGCAACCAGGTCTCGCTATCTGTCAGCGGCGTAGTTGCCGGCACCTACCCGAAAGTCACGGTGGATCAATACGGCCGAGTGACCGCCGGCGCGTCGATGGTGGCAGCGGACATTCCGAACCTCGACTGGAGCAAGATCACCAGCGGTAAGCCGACCACGCTGGGCGGCTACGGGATTGTCTTGCCGACTCAGGCACAGGCCGAGGCTGGTACTGACAACGCCTTGCCGATGACACCCTTGCGCGTGTTCCAGGCCATTGCCAAGGTGGTGGTACAGGCTACGGAATCGGTGTTCGGTTGGGCCAAGGTTGCCACCCAAGCGCTGACCGATGCCGGTGCAGACGACACCACCTTTATCACGCCGAAAAAACTGCGGTGGGGCGTGTCGTACCTCATTGCGCAAAATGGATACCTCGTTTTGCCGAGCTGGCTGGGCGGCTTAATTATCCAATGGGGGCTGGCGACGAACACCAGCACACCCTCGGCTTTCAACTTCCCGCTGACGTTCCCCAATACGTGCTTTTCGATAATTGGATCAGCCGTAAATGCCACGATCTATGCGGATGCATTTGAGTTGATCGCGGTCACAAACAGCAGTTTTACGTCGGCCATTGTGAGCTCAGGTGCGAGTGGCGCAGCCGTCGTAGTGGCCGGAAGCAGTCGATTCATTGCCATAGGGGCTTAATTAGATGAGCGAGTTCTACTTTACGTTTAAGGACGACGGATCAATCGCAACCCGATTGATTGCCGGTACCAATCCGATCCCAGCTGGCGCGCAATTGGTCAGCGATGAAATCTGGCGTAGGACGGCACAGGAAACCGACGGAATTTGGGGCATCGACGGCAATGGCACCATCCGAAAAAAGCCATTTCCGACTGCAACCATTACTGCCGAAATGCTGTGTGCGTCTATTGATGTGGCAGCGGATATCGCACGCAAAAGCGTTGCGGGCGATCCGTTGCGCGCGGTTGAATACGAGCGTGCAGCGGCTGAGGCAAAAGCCTTTCAGGATGCTGGCTGCCCTGATGATGCCGTGCCACGCTCCGTTGCGGCCTGGGCCATCAATGGCCGTACCGCAGAGCAAGCCGCCGCTGACATTCTCGCCAAAGCAACGGCCTTTGAAGAAGTCCTCTACGACTTGCGCGAAACACGTCTACAGGCCAAGGAAAACCTGCGTTTGCTCATGGCTGACGGTCATGTAACCAACGCTCAGCAACTCGCAGACCAAGCGATCAGTGACATCCAGGCATTAACTGCTGGCGTCAGCGAGTTGCTCTAACCCAACTTGCTTTGACCTTGTAGCGCCCTTGCCTACAAGCCGCCGTCCTCGCCCAAACAACGCGCGCGCGGCAGCCTGTGCAGTGTCTTTCCATCACTGCGCAGGCAAACACCATGGCCGACGAATACCATCACGGCGTGCGAGTCCTCGAAATCAACGAGGGCACGCGCCCCATTCGCACCGTTTCCACCGCTGTCATCGGCCTGGTCTGTACTGCCGAAGACGCCGATGCAACGATGTTCCCCCTGGACACCCCTGTCCTGATCACCAATGTGCAAGCTGCAATCGGCAAGGCCGGCACCCAAGGCACGCTGGCAGCCAGCCTGCAGGCGATCGCCGACCAAACCAAACCGATCACTGTTGTCGTGCGTGTTGCGAAGGGTGTCGATGACGCTGCAACCACCAGCAACCTGATCGGCACCACCACCGCCGCCGGCAAGTACACCGGCATGAAAGCCCTGCTCGCGGCCAAATCGCGCTTAAAGGTCACCCCACGCATTCTCGGTGTGCCAGGTCTCGACACCCTGCCCGTGGCCACTGCGCTGGTGGCTATCGCCCAGCAGCTGCGCGCCTTCGCTTACGTCAGTGCGTCGGATTGCCAGACCAAGGAAGAAGCGACCGCCTACCGCGAGAACTTCGGTGCCCGCGAAGTCATGGTCATCTGGCCTGACTTCCAGAACTGGAACACCGTCACCAGCGCCACCGTCACCGCTCCGGCCGTGGCGCGTGCGCTGGGTCTGCGCGCCAAGATCGATCAGGAAGTCGGCTGGCACAAAACCCTGTCCAACGTCGCCGTCAATGGCGTCACCGGCATCAGCGCCGACGTGTTCTGGGATCTGCAGAACCCGGCCACCGATGCCAACTACCTCAACGGCAACGAAGTCACCACCCTGATTAACGAGGGCGGTTATCGCTTCTGGGGCAGTCGCACCTGCAGCGACGATCCGTTGTTTGCCTTCGAGAACTACACCCGCACCGCCCAGGTGCTGGCCGACACCATGGCCAACGCGCAAATGTGGGCCATGGACAAACCCATGCACCCCTCGCTGGTGCGCGACATGCTCGAAAGCATCAACGACAAGTTCCGCGAAATGATTGCCGGCGGCTACCTGATCGGCGGCAGCGCCTGGTTCCCCGACGACATCAACGACGAAACCACGCTCAAGGCCGGCAAGTTGTACATCGACTACGACTACACCCCGGTGCCGCCGCTGGAAGACCTTACCCTGCGTCAGCGCATCACCGACCGCTACCTGGTCGACTTTGCCAGCCGCCTCAACAGCTAACCCGGGCCTCCCCTCGCGGGGAGGAAACCCTGTGCCAGTCGACCGGAGAACACCGCCATGGCCATGCCTCGCAAACTCAAGAACATGAACCTTTTCAACGACGGCAACAGTTACCTCGCCGTCGCCAAGTCCGTCACCTTGCCCTCTCTTGGTCGCAAGATGGAAGCCTATCGCGGCGGCGGTATGAACGGCCCGGTCAAGGCTGACCTGGGCTTTTCCGACGACGGCATTCAGCTGGAATGGAAAACCGGCGGCCTTGATCTGATCTCGCTGCGCCAGTTCGGAATGGTCAAGGCGTCCGGCGTGCTGCTGCGCTTTACCGGTGCGTTCCAGCAGGACGACACCGAAGAAATGAGCAGCGTGGAAATCGTTGTGCGTGGCCGTCACGAAACCATCGAAATGGGCGATGCCCAGCCGGGTGAGGACACCGAGCACGGCATGACCACCACCTGCAGCTACTACAAACTGATCGTCGACGGTGAAGACATTATCGAAATCGACCTGCTCAATTTCGTTGAGAAGGTCGACGGCAAAGACATGCTCGAAGCCCAGCGCAAAGCCATCGGCATCTAATTCGAATAGCCCTCGATCGAGGGCGCACCCCACCTCCTGGAGAACACCATGCCTACGTCTGAAACCGCAAAATCCACTGTGACAGCACCTGAAGAGAACAAGCACGACGAAAACACCGTTGAGCTCGACACCCCCATCCAGCGCGGCAATCAACTCATCAGCACCGTCACGCTGCGCAAACCTTGCGCGGGTGAGCTGCGTGGCATTCACCTGGCTGAGCTGCTGAACCTCGACGTGACCAGCCTGATCAAGGTCATCCCGCGCATCAGCTCGCCTGGCATCACCGCCCCCGAAGCTGCCGGCATGGACCCTGCCGACCTGCTGGCCATCGGCGGTAAGGTCGTCGGTTTTTTGCTGCAGAAGCAGGCGAAGACGGATGCATCCCTCGTTGCGTAGAGGACGCCATGGCCGATCTGGCCGTGGTCTTTCACTGGGCACCAGCCGACATGGATCGGCTGGGCCTGCAGGAACTGATGGACTGGCGCGAGAGGGCGCGGGTTAGGAGTAGCGCCGATGGCCAATGATCTACGACTTCAGGTATTGCTCAATGCCATCGACAAGGCCTCCGCGCCGCTGCGGCAAATCAGCCAGGGCAGTCTCGAGACGGCCCGGGCGCTGAAGAGCGCCCGTGATCGCCTCAAGGAACTCAACACCCAGCAGAAGGACGTCAGCGCCTGGCGCGAGCTGCAAGCCACCAACCGCGAGACAGCGGCAACGCTGGAGGCCAGCAACGCCAAGCTGGGCGAACTCAGCCGCGCCACGGCCAAAGTGCGTCAGCAGCTGGTCCCCACCCAGGCGCTGGTCGAACAATCACGGCAAAAATTCGATGCGCTCAAGGACACCCAGGGCGAGCTAAAGCGCGAACTCACCAGCTCACGCGATGCCCTTGGGTTGGTCCGTGATGAGTACAGCAAAGCACGAACCCAGATTGCAGCCCTCAATGCGGTGACCAGTCAGGGCAATAGCCTGACTGACAAACAGCGCATTGAGTTCGAGCAGCTGACCACGGCTCAGCGAGCCCGAAAGGTCGAGCTCGACCAACTGGCCGCCAAGGAAAAAACCCTTTCCGAACGCTACACCGCCGGCAATGCGCAGCTACGTTCCGCCCGTGCAGGGCATGCCAGCCTGCGCGAAGAGCTGCGCCGGCTGGAACAACCGCACAAGGCCCAACTTGCCCTGTTACGTCAGCAGACCGGCGAATCCAAACGCTTGGGCGAACAGTACGGACAGCAGAAAGCCAAGCTGGCCAGCCTCGCCACACAGCTCAAAGAAGCTGGAATCAACACCAATGCCCTCGGCGCGCACGAGCTCAAACTCAAGAGCCAAATTGACGCCGCCAACACCAGCATCGATACCCAAAGCAAGCGCATGGCAGCCCTGAATGCGCAGCAGGCCCGGGCAGCAAAACTGCGCGCCAACTTCGGCAGGAGTCGAGAAATGGTGGGGGTCACCGCAACTGCGGGCGCCAGCTCTGTCGCCACCGGTGCGGCCGCTGGGCTGCCGATTCTGGCAATGGTGAAGAACTATTCGAGCTTCGAGGACGCCATGGCCGGTGTCGCGAAGCAGGTCGAAGGTGCCCGAGACGACAATGGCAAACTCACCCAGACCTATTACGACATGGGGGCAGCCATCAAGAAGATGTCGGAAAGCATCCCCATGGCCACCAAGGACATTGCGGCGCTCGTTGAGGGCGGTGCGCGGATGGGCGTCCAGGGCAAGGACAACCTGCTCGAATTCGCCCGCGTCGCGGCCACAGCGGCCACCGCTTTTGAACTACCAGCCGATCAGATCGGGGAGAACCTGGCCAGAATCGCCGACCTGTACAAATTGCCGATTAAAGACATCAGTCAGCTCGGCGATGCCATCAACTACCTCGATGACAATGCCAAGTCCAAGGGCGCAGACATTATCGAGGTGATGCAGCGCACCGCCGGCATCACGGCCTCAGTGGGCATGTCGTTCAAGGATGCGGCGGCATTGGGCTCCACCTTCCTGACCTTGGGCGCTTCGGCGGAAGTCGCGGGCACGGCCACCAACGCCATGATCCGTGAACTGGCGATTGCAACGAAGCAGCCAAAGCGGTTCCAACAAGGACTGGCGGCGGTTGGGTTGGAAGCGAAAGCTGTGCAGGATGGCATGGCCAAGGACGCCACCGGCACCATTCAGAAGGTACTGGATGCGGTGAGCAAGTTACCCAAGGCTGAACAGCTTGGCGTTATGACTGACCTATTTGGCAAGGAATACGGCGACGACGCAGCAAAACTCACCGCCAACATCGGCGAGTACCGGCGCCAGCTCGAACTGGTGAACAGCACCAAGGGTGCCGGATCGATGCAAAAAGAAGGAGACATCAAAGGACAGCAGTTATCAGCCCGCTGGCAGATGTCGCAAAACCGAATGTTCAACCTCAGCAGCGCCATGGGCGAAACGCTGCGACCAACCCTCATTGAGTTGGTCGACGGCTTTAACCGCATCATTGAGCGGGTGAACACCTGGGCAACTCAAAACCCCACGCTCGTTGCGAGCTTGTTGAAAGTCGCGGCTGGGATTGCAGCCCTGTCTGCTGGCTTCGGTGTCGTCGCACTCGGTATTGCCGGCGTGCTTGGCCCATTCCTCGCCGTGCGTTTCGCACTGTCCATGATGGGGCTGAAAATCCCCACGCTGTTGGGCTTGCTGAGAGTGCTGGCCGTAGCGTTCAGTAGTGGACTGGTAACTGCTATTCGCGCCGTCAGCATCGCCCTGTGGGGGCTGGCCGCCAACCCAGTGGCGCTGGCGATCGCTGCCATCGTGGCGGTACTTGCCGGCGCCGGCTACCTCATCTATCAGAACTGGGACCAGGTGAAGCTGTACTTCGCCAATGCCTGGACCGAGATCAAGGCCGGCTTCAGCAGCGGCATCGGCGGCATTCTCACCACCCTGGCCAACTTCAGTCCGATTGGGCTGATCTACCAGGCCTTTGCTGGCGTGCTGAGCTACCTGGGTGTTGATCTGCCGACGCGCTTCACCGAGTTCGGCAACATGATCGTCAACGGCCTGGTCAACGGGTTAATGGCCGGCGCCGGACAGATCAAGGAGGCCATCACCTCGATCGGTGGTTCGACCATTGACTGGTTCAAGGAAAAGCTCGGCATCCACAGCCCATCGCGGGTCTTTGCCGAACTGGGCGGCTTCACCATGGCCGGCCTGACGCAGGGGCTGCAATCCGGTGAACAAGGGCCGCTGGATGCCGTCGCGCAAATCAGCAAGCAGCTCACCAGTGCGGGCTCGTTCGTGATGAATGCGATCGCCGGTCCATCCTCGACGGGGGAGCCACGCACCCCAGCCGAGGCTGCCGGTGTGGCTCAACCGCTCAAGGCGGCGCAATCGACCGTGCCCTCGACTGGTCCAGATGGGGCCGGCACAGGTGTTCTGGCGACGTTGGCCACCCTCGGCAAACAGATCACGGCTGCCGGCGCCATGGCATTGGGTGGCATCGCGGCGCCTGTCATGGCCATGGGCACGGCGGCAACTCCAGCGGTTGAGATCGACAACCGAGCCCCTGTCGCACCACAGGCTGCCGCGACCTACGACAGTCACGACCACTACGAGATCAACATTCACACCACCCCGGGCATGGATGCCCAGGCCATTGCCCGCGCCGTGCGTGCCGAGCTGACCCGCATCGATCAGGAAAAATCCGCCCGCAAACGCAGCCAACTGTCCGACCAGGAGTAACCCACATGATGCTCGCCCTCGGCATGTTCGTTTTTAGCCTGCACACGGCTGCGTATCAGGAGATGCAACGCCAAACGGATTGGCGCCATCCCGGCAGCAACCGCATCGGTACCAACCCGGCCCGCCAGTTTCTGGGCCGGGGGGAGGATGCCATCACCCTCCCCGGCATCATCCTTCCGGAGTTGGCCGGCACTGTCTTGAGCCTGGATGCGCTGCGCCAGATGGCTGACACCGGCAAGGCCTGGCCCATGGTAGAAGGCACTGGTCGGTTGTGCGGGCTCTGGGTAATCGACAACCTGACGGAAACCAGGACCATCTTCTTTTCCAATGGCGCCGCGCGGCGGATCGAATTCAACCTGAGCCTGAAACGCGTCGACGATGGTCGTATGGATCTGCTCGGAGCGAGCATCGGCGCCGGCTTGAACATTGTGAGGGGGCTCCTGTGATCGATGCCGCGATTGCCCGTGTGACGGGTTACGTGAAAAACACCCTTGAACAGGCTCGTCGCGATGCCACCTATCCGGTACCGGCGTTTCGCCTGACCGTCGATGGCAACGACCTCGCGCAGTTGATCAGTCCGCGGCTGATGAGCCTGGAGCTGACCGACAATCGCGGCATCGAGGCCGATCAGCTCAGCATTACGCTCAGCGACCACGATGGCCTGCTGGTCATTCCACCCAAGGGCGCGATCTTGCGGCTGTGGCTGGGCTGGAGTGATACCGGCCTGGTCGACAAAGGCACCTACACCGTCGACGAAACCGAGCACAGCGGCGCACCTGACGTGCTCAGCATTCGCGCGCGATCGGCGGACCTGCGCAAGGGGCTCAAGACCAAACGCGAGCGCAGCTGGAGCAACACCACCCTGGGTGAAGTACTTGGAGCCATCGCCAGTGGCAATGGCCTCAAGGCCACGATTGCCGAAGCCCTGGGTGGTCTGCCCATCCTGCAGCTCGATCAGGCCAATGAGTCGGATGCCAACCTGATCAGTCGGCTGGGCGAAGAGTTCGATGCCGTGGCAACGGTCAAAGCTGGCTGCCTGCTGTGCATGCCGGCCGGCGGTGGCAAGACGGCCAGTGGCAAGGCGCTGCCCCATATCACCCTGACCCGCGTCGATGGCGACCAGCACCGGTACCTGCAAGCCGATCGCGACAGCTACGACGGTGTGCGCGCCTATTACTACGACGTGAACAGTGCCAAGAAGCAGGAAGCTATTGCCGGCGGCGGTGAAAACCTCAAAGACCTGCGCCACACCTACAGCGACCAGCAGTCAGCCCTGCGGGCTGCCCGGGCCGAGTTCAATCGCCTGCAGCGCGGCAGCGCCACCCTGAGCTACACCCTTGCACGGGGCCGGCCGGATCTGATCCCGGAGCTGACCTACACGCTCCAGGGCGTGAAGGCCGAGATTGATGAAATCATCTGGTATGGCGGCAACGTGCAGCACAGCCTCAGCGCCGACAATGGCTACACCATGAGCCTGGATCTGGAAAGCAAACTGCCGGAGGACACGGTGGAGGACCTGGCCGAGGAAAACAAAGGGGAGTACACCGGGATCATTGCCTACTACCGAGACGATAAGGCTGGAACGGAAAAGACCGTGACAGCTGGCGATCAGTCAAAGCCCAAACGGCTGCGGTGGTTGTACGCCAGTGAGAAGACGGCGAAACGGGCAACAGAGAGGGAATGGAAGAAAATGCAAAGCGCGCAGGTATGAAAAAGACGCCCTCAGGCGCCTTCGTTCATCTATGAGAAGTCACTTGAGTGGCAGTTTTGTTATGGCCATCGCCGACACAAAACGCAGGACATGAGCACGATCCTCCTTCCCTAAGCGGCGGAACCATCGCAGCAGCACACGCTCTTTTCGAGACATGTATCGGCGTGAATGTGACTGTTCTTGGACGGGGCTGTTTTCCGTCTTCCGTATCGACAACATGCGCAAACTCCATACGCAAGCACTGTATGTGCATACAGTACACGGGGGCGCGAAATTTGCCAACAACGTCACGTTCTCTTGGCTCAGCAATCAAAAAGCCCGGCTGAATGGCCGGGCTTCTGTTTATTTCTCAGGAACGATCGAACGACCGCTGCTTTCCTTTCCCACGCTCTGCGCCATGTTGATTTCTCAAATTACAACTTCACTCGCAAAGTGGCTACGAGTGCAGCCGTGAGCCGTTTTACGGACGCACGGTCGTGCTCGGGGAGAGCGCGATACTGTTCGAGAACCAGTGATTCCTCCTCGCTGAGGCTCGCGGCATCAATCGAGTGCCGACTGCCAGTGAGGACGAAATGAACATCCACAGCCATCCCCTGCAAAGCCGCTAAGTAGCGTACATCAGGCGAGCTTGACTCAAGCTCATACGCCTTCTGAGTTCCTCGGCTAACGCCCGCAGCAATACCAAAATCGGTCTGATTCAAACCCAGCCGATCCCTTTCTTCACGTAGGCGTTCACCTACTCCAGATAAAATGAGCACTTTTTTGATCAATACCAGTTGACTTGAACAGATTTCTGCCCAAGAATCCTCACCGTCGAACACGATTAAACACGGTTGAACACTATGCATGTCCTTCTAACCCCCGAGCAAGCCCGTGCAGATCTAGACCGCCGGGGAAAAAGCATTGCGGAGTTCAGCCGCGAACATAGTCTGAACAAAAATTTGGTCAGTGATCTACTCAATGGACGCAAGAAAGGTCGTCGAGGCGAGGCACACCGGGCAGCAGTTTTGCTCAGGATCAAAGACGGCGAAGTTGCACAGTAGTGCGGCAAGCCAAGGAGGGAAACGAGAACATGAAGCGCTTAGTGCTAGAAACCAGACGCCAAGTAGTAAGTGCAGTTGTTTGCGCTTACCCAGGTGGCCGCGAATGTGCAGCAGCGCGCCTCGGCTACGAACTCAAGAAATTCGACAACCACGTCTACGAAAACGCCGGCAGCCGGCCATTGAGCGATGACCAGATTCATATGCTCGAGCGAGACGCGGGTACCAGTTTCTTTCCTGAGTATGTGGCCTCCCTATACAGCGGCATGTTCGTGCCTATTGCCGATCCCGACACCCTGGACAACATCGAGTTGTACAGCCGTTCGGTCAGCACGGCAGCCAAGCGTGGGGTGGTCGACCAGATCATCGATAAAGCCTTGGCCGATGGCGTCATCGAGAAAGGTGAGGCGGCTGCAATTCTTGCTGCCCACAGCAAATACCTGAGTGCTCGCCATGGCGAGGTGCTGGCCACGATCCAACTGCACAGCAAGGAGGCCGATCAGTGAGCACCTACAAACTTGTCTGCCCCCATTGCATGGGCCGCATGCGTATCCGCACCAGCGAAGGCACCCACATTTTTCTGCGCGTGGCCTATCTGCAATGTGCCAACGAGGCCTGTGGTTGGTCCGTACGTGCCGAGTTTGAAATGACCCATGAGATGAGTCCGAGCGGCATGGCTAATCCCTCCGTTCGCCTTCCCATCGCGGATGTAGCCCTGCGCCGCGCCGCAATGAAGTCAGCCAACGATCAACCCGATTTGCTGGATCAACTGGAAATGGAGGCCACACTCGCATGAACGCCATCACCTTGACGATCAATCCCACCAGTGACTATCGCGCCGCCATGCAGCAAGCGGCCGTGGCCTACCTGTACCGCCAAAGTGGACAGCACTTGTCCGGCGACCACCAGCTACTCGAAAACTGCAAACGCTACCTCGCCCAGTCACTCGAGGTACCCGAGCACCTGGTGCAGCGTATCGCCGAACTGGCAGTTGCCGAGTTCGAAGGCATGACTTCAAAACGTGTGGCTTTGCTGGGCATCTATCCGGCAAGCAGCGCATATCGTTACTTGGTCTGGCTGCTGGATACCCAAACACAGAAGCGCTACCCCGTGCCGGCGCGCTTCTTACCAGCACGCTTGCTGTCCTCCCGCGACACCTCGAACTAATCCAACCCTCCCCTCCGTATGCCCGCTTCGCGTGGGTAAGGGGAAACTGCAACTTATTGGCGGCTGACATGAACAAAATCACCATCCAACTGGAACTGGAAGAGCAGCAGGCAAAGAAATACCTGCAATGGCTCACCAGTCAGTACGAAGTCACCATGGCTGATCTTTGGTACTCCGACCGCTACCGGAACGTGCCAGCCGGCCAACGCGGCCCCAAAGTTCTCCAGGACCTGCCTTACCTCGCCGGGATCTGCCGCACGCGCTGCGAGTTGAAAAAGCAGCTCGACACCAATGCTGTGGAGCGTGCGCAGTGAAGACCATGGACCATCAACTGCGCGCTGATGTACTGCAGCGGCTCGAGGCCGATTTTGGTCTGCAGCACATGGCCGGCACCCAATACATGCGCAAGGGTACCTGCCCCCAATGCAACCAGCGGCGGCTATTTTCCCGGTATGACGAGCCATGGTTCATCCGCTGCGGCCGTGAGCAGAAATGCCGCTACATGGAACCGGTCAAGGAGCTGTACAGCGACCTATTCGACGACTGGAGCAAGCGCGCCCCTGCCACCGACGATCAACCTGCAGCGAGTGCCAAGGCCTATCTGACCTTCGCCCGCGGCTTCGACGTTGGCCAGATTGAAGGCTGGTACACCCAGGAACACTATTTTGATCGGGATCTGAACATTGGCTCGGCCACCGTTCGCTTTCCACTCGAAAAAGGCGGCTATTGGGAGCGGCTCATCGACAAGCCGAACCGCTTCGGCAAGAAGAAAGCGCGTTTCAAGCCTGGCGAAAGCTACAAGGGCTACTGGTGGGTGCCACCCTGCGTCGACCTGCTGCAGGTAGACGAACTGTGGATCGTTGAAGGCATCTTCGATGCCATCGCCCTGGTGCAGAACGGCATCCCCGCCGTCGCCGCGCTGTCCTCGAACGCCTACCCAGAGGAATCGCTGAAAGCCCTGATCACCGCTCGCAGCGGCAAGACGCCAAAGCTGATCTGGGCACTGGACAACGAACCAGGTGCACACAAATACACCCGCATGTGGGTCCGTCAGGCTCGTGACCTCGGCTTCACTTGCGACGCGGCACAGATCCCACAGCCTGATTCGCGCAAGGTCGATTGGAACGATCTGCACCAGCGTTGGGCATTCATGGATGACGTCGAAGCCCGCACCCAGCGGATCGACAAAGAGCTGGACGACGCCAAGCATCACGGTGCCCTGCTGATCGCAGAAAGCGCCGTGGAGAAAGCCTTGCTCATTTACCAGTGGCGCGAGCGCGAAGAGTTTCACTTCGGCTTCGACTCCCGCCTGTACTGGTGGAAGTTGGACATCTCGAAATTCAACAGCGCCATGCAGGCACTGGATGCCAGCGATAACCACGAAGACCAACAGTTGAACGACAAGGCACGACGCGCCAAGGCGCTGCGTATGTCCGGCTGCGTAGTCGAGATCGCCAACTGCTACCCCAAGGCCCTGTATTTCCAGCGCAACGAGATTACCGACGAGTCCTGGTACTTCTTCCGCGTCGACTTCCCCCATGACGGCGGCTCGGTGAAAAACACCTTCACCGGCGGCCAAGTCGCAGCGGCCAGCGAATTCAAGAAAAGACTTCTCGGCATGGGTGCCGGGGCCGTGTTCACCGGGAGTGGACAACAGTTGGACAAAATCATGAAAGACCAGCTTTTCGGTATCAAAACCGTTCAAACCATCGATTACGTTGGCTACAGCAGGGAGTACGGCTGCTACGTGTTCAACGACATCGCCATACGGGAAGGCCAGCTCATCACCATCAACGAAGAGGAGTTCTTCGAGATGGGCAAACTGAAGCTCAAGAGCCTACAGAAAGGCGTAAAGATCGCCCTGCAGAAGGACGCCAAAGACTACGACCCACAATGGTTGAACTTGCTCTGGCAGTGCTTTGGCGCCCAGGGCACCGTGGCGCTGACCTTCTGGTTCGGTTCGCTGTTCGCCGAGCAGATCCGCGCTCGGTACCAGTCGTTTCCATTCCTCGAAGCCACGGGCGAAGCCGGTGCCGGTAAAACCACTCTGCTCACCCTGTTGTGGAAACTGCTGGGCCGCGAAGGGTACGAAGGATTCGACCCATCCAAATCCACCAAGGCCGGCCGCAGCCGCCTGATGGGCCAAATCTCCGGCATGCCCGTCGTACTGCTGGAGTCGGATCGCAGCGGCGACGATAAGGCCCACGCCAAAACGTTCGAATGGGACGAACTGAAGGACTACTACGGCGGCGGCACGCTGGCGACAAAGGGTGTCAAAACCGCCGGCAACGAAACCTACGAGCCGCCCTTCCGCGCCACGATTGCCATCAGCCAGAACGCACCGGTGGTTGCATCGGAGGCGATCATGACCCGGATTGTGAAACTGCACTTTGTACGGCCAACCGTAACAGCCGAAAGCCGTGCGGCGGCGGACCTGCTCAATTCCCTGGAAGGCGCGAAACTCAGCAACTTCCTGCTGCAAGCGGTACGCAAAGAGTCGGAAATAATGGAGCTATTTGCCAGTCGCATGCCTGGCTACGAAGCGAAGCTGCGCACCCTCCACAGCCATTGCTTTGCCTGCGAAACGCCATTCAAAGATGAGCAGGACCACTGTGGCCATTGCGGCAACAAGCTGCGCGGTTACATCCGCGTGGAGCGGATCAACAAGAACCACGCCCAACTGCTGGCCCTGCTCGATTGCCTGCGTCTGGTGTTGCCTCTCAGCGAACCGCAAATCAGCCACACCCGGACCCAAATCATCCGCATGGCCATCGAGCGTCAATCCTCGATCAGCTCGGACCACCCGGTAGTGGCTGAATTCTGGGAAGTATACGAATACCTCGAAGGTCTGGACGCTGATGGGCCGGTGGTCAATCACAGCAAGAAAGACAACACCATCGCCATCAACCTCAACGACTTCGTCAAATGCGCGGCCGAGCACCGCCAGAAGGTCGCCGACATCAGTGAGTTGAGGGATCGCCTGAAAGATTCCCGCTCTCGGAAGCTGATCGACACAAACAAGGCAACTGACAGCGCGGTACGTGCCCACCAGGCCAAGCACTCCAACGCCACCGTCACCAAACAACCCATTGTGAAGTGCTGGATTTTTCAGGCCTGACCGCCAATCACCGACAGGACATATGAATGCAAATTCAGATACTCGCGGGCAGTGACACATCGGCATGCCTGCAGGAGCGCGTCACCGAGTTGATGAACCAAATGGGCAACGATCACCGGAAAACCGTACAGGCCGAAGCCTACGGCGCAGAGGGGCTCGTTGACATCTTGGAGGTTCGGGCAACAGACGGTCAGCGCGAGATTTTGGTACTGAGCTGCTCGCGACAGCAGATCCAGGCGGTGCTGGATTGGCAATCGAGCACTGAGGACAACAACGAATTCGAAGGCTTGGAGCTGCACCTGGTGCGAAAGCCAGACAGCTGCTTGTAACGCCGACTGCAACCGGCAACCACTGAAAGGAGAGAACCATGCAGCGCACCAACGAAACAGCCCAACGGGGTAGCAGGGAGTTGTTGAGCAACCTGATCAGCACGATCGCAACCATCGCACTGATCGCTGTCACGGCTATTCAGGTACCTGACGTACTGATCTGGCTCGCCAAGTAACGAAGTAACGGGAAGTGGTGCCGAGGGGCTGCAACCCCTCGACACCGGCCACCACTGAAAGGAGAGAACCATGCAAGCTCAAACCCACAACGATGGCACTGCCGAGGCTATCACGAACGCGACTACTCCCGGCTCTAGAACTCGTCCCACAATGGCTAGCCATCGTCTTGACCTACCAAACATCTGCGATATCTGTGGAAAAGCCCGTTCCACACGTAAGCACCAGAACTGCAGTCGTCTCAGACAGCAACGCAAGTCCGCGGAGTGGGCTGCCCTCATGGCAGAAAAGGCAATAATCAAACAATCGAAGGCGCGTCGTTATGCCTAAAAAGCTCGACCGTTTCATGCGTGAAAAGGAGGTATTGGATGTCACTTCACTCTCCCGAACCACACTGTGGAGGGAGATTAAACGTGGCAGATTTCCAAAGTCCGTGGTGATTTCCGCAGGCCGAGTTGGCTGGAGGGAGTCAGCGATCGAAGCTTGGCAGGCCAGTCCCCAAAACTGGCAGGTCAGCACCACCGAGGCCGCGTAAGCGGCCTCATCTATTTGTGTAATACCAACTGCGGCTACTATGTGGGCCTTCTCGGTCTATACAGGTTTCTAGCAATGTCGCTCATTCAAGATATTCAGGCCGCAGCCATCTCCCAGACAACGGATGTCCCAACGCTGTTGCGGATGTGTAAGTTGCTTGCAGCTCGCATTTCCCACCCTCTACTGAATGAATGGGCAGACAGAGAACTCAACGGATATCCCGACATTAAGTCACTACCAGACTATCGAGTGGTGCGTGTCGACTCCTACGGTGAATTCTTCGGAGGGTTCAGGAAGGCCGGTCGCCTGCAAATACCGGTGTCGGTCCTTCCTGAAAAGCTACAGGAGCTGTTCCAAAACGCTTACATGAACTCCAGCATCAGCGGCTATGCCGCCTTACTGATAGGCGATAAAAATGGCAGGGTTACAGAGCAATGGCCCTTGAAGCTGGCTGTTGATTATGCGTCTACGCTCACACCCGATATGCAGTGCGTGTCCGCCTGGAAAGAAATTCCAATCGGCGCTGTAGTCCGGTTGTTGGATTCCGTGAAAACGCGAATCCTTGACTACGTGATTGATTTAGACCGAGAAGCCCCCAATGCTGGAGAGACCCCAATTGGTAGCCAACCCCCTTTGAGTCCCGAAAAAATGACGCAAATTTTCAATAACACCATCAACGGCAATGTCGGCAATATTTCTAATTCAGGGGAAAACTTCACGCAAAACGCTTCCATCCAACTTGGAAATTGGGACTCGCTGACGAAGCAATTGACTTCGCTAGGCCTGAAGCCGGCTGATTTTGAAGCAATGCAAGGTGATCTCGACGAAGCCCGTGGGATGCTCGATGAGTCGGAAAAATCAAGCAGAGCAAGTAAGTGGATCAGTCACTTAACGATGAAAGCGATAGAAGGTGCGTCGGGTGTAGGAATAGAGGCTGCTGCTGCCGGTGTTGCAAAGGCAATCGCGGCATACATGGGCCTATCTTGAACATGTTCTGAGCAACCGTTTAGATCTACAGTGAGGCCGCGTAAGCGGCCTCACTTATTCCAGCTCGGCCGTTATGACGTTTTTCTGTAACCAGGTTGCCCATCGTTGGAGGCCGTGCTGCTTCTCATCGAAATAGTCGTAGCGGTCGTAATGCTTCGACGCTACGTCTCCGAATGCATGTCCCTGGATCCGGTCGCGAAGTTCTTTCGACAGCTTCGCGGCCCCCATCAAGGTTTTGCAGGTGCGCCTCAAATCTCGCATGGTAAAAGGGCCATTGAATTTGTCCGGATGCCGGCTGCACAGTTTGGTCACCGCCCGGGACAGCGAGTTGGCATGTAGCGAACTGTCCGGCACTTTGCCCTCGAACGGGTAGAGGCTGGTCGCGTTGATTTCGTCCATAGCCTTCAGGCTCTGCCGCATCAGCTTGTTGTAGGGCACGACGTGCAACGAGCGCTCACCTTCGGTCCCACGCCCCTTCTTGTTGCGAATGACCAGGTGGTCTTTCAGGTAATGCCGACGCTCGGTCGCGAGTAGCTGCTCGGGACGCTGGCCACCAGAAGCGATCAAAAACTTGATCAACTCTGCTGTGACCACGCTCAGTTGTTCGGGCAGCATTTGCCAGAGATGTGCGAGCTCCGTCGCGGACAAGGCTCGATCGCCAGGCTGCTCCCAATCGGCCTGGACGGGGACGCTGGCCACTGGGTTACTTTTGATCCCAAACTTCACATCGTCTTTTTGATAACTGCGCGGGTTGAACTCCTGTTCTAAAGCAACTTGGAAGGCCGCGTGCAGCTGTGATCGAAGCCGATTGCAGTAGGTGGTCACGCCATTCGCGATCATCTTGGCGATGATGTCTCGGATTTCACCTGGACCGACCAGGACAGCCGGAAGCTTTACCAAACTCGGGAAGGGTTCGGAAACGTAGTGTTTGAACGACCACTTCACATCTTCGACGGAAGCGGCACCTTCCCCCGTCAGTTTGTTGATGTAGCCGTCCATTACCTCCTGAAAGGTGCCGGCCGCGACCACGATCTCCTTTTCAGCACGGCATAGATCCCGGGCCTCAGCCAAACCAAGCGTTGGCCAGGTACCCAACTTGCTCTTGAGCTTTTTGCCGTTGCTGTAGCGCTGAAAGTAGAACTCCCTTGTCCCGTTCGGACGCACTCGCAGAAGCAGTACGCCTTCGCCTCGAGCAGTACGGCCGTCCGAGATTGTGTATTCCTTTTCCGCAGGCTTCATTGCCTTGATTTGTTTCTCTGTGAGCATTTGGGGGCCGTTACTGGGGGCTGTATGCCTGAAATATGGGGCAAACCGATGAAACACATTGAAATTGCTGCTTGCCCTGAAAGCCCCGATGTAGCGGGCTGTTCGGGGCACAAGCATACATCCGGCGCCAATCTGAAACACCATCCGCCCAAGATTCCCAAGCTGATAACGAGGGTTCGATTCCCTTCACCCGCTCCAATCGAATTTTGATCTCACGTCAGGGTGGTTTTGACGGGGGATGTAAAGACAGAAAAAACCGGCCTTGATGGCCGGTTTTTTTATGGGCTGGATTTGGGGGGCGTTACCCTCATTGAATGCTTCAGCGGAATTGAAAAGACACAAAAAACCTTCCTCCCTCCGTTGTCTCAATTGCGGCTTGGCTGTAATCAACGCTCGTATCCATGCCCAGTACGATCAGATCAACGCGGAGACCGTGAAATGAGCATTAATCCTATTCGCAGCCAAGAAGACCTCACCGTTGCATTTGCTCGCGTTAAGCAGTTGTGGGGGGCTGAAATCGGCTCGCCTGAAGGTGATGAGCTGGAAATTCTGGCGCTGCTTATCGAAAAATATGAAGACGAGCATTATCCGATGCTGCCCTCAGAACAGGTTGTCTGA